ATGCATCTGCTTGTCCATCCAAATGGTTCTAAGTACTGGCGTTTGCAGTACCGTTATGAGGGAAAGCAAAAAATGCTGGCACTTGGGGTTTATCCTGAAATCACACTAGCGGATGCCAGAGTACGTCGTGACGAGACGCGTAAGCTGCTTGCGAATGGCGTCGATCCGGGAGACAAAAAGAAAAATGATAAGGTTGAACAGAGTAAAGCACGAACCTTTAAAGAAGTCGCGATTGAGTGGCATGGCACCAATAAAAAGTGGTCTGAAGATCACGCCCATCGTGTGCTAAAAAGTCTTGAAGATAATCTTTTTGCAGCGCTTGGTGAACGTAATATCGCTGAGTTAAAAACTCGAGATTTATTAGCACCTATTAAGGCCGTAGAAATGTCTGGACGTCTTGAAGTGGCCGCTCGTCTTCAGCAGCGCACTACAGCCATCATGCGCTATGCAGTGCAAAGTGGGTTAATTGATTATAACCCGGCACAAGAGATGGCTGGGGCGGTTGCTTCCTGTAATCGACAACATCGTCCCGCGCTTGAATTAAAGCGCATCCCTGAGTTGCTTACAAAAATAGATAGCTATACTGGTAGGCCGCTAACCCGATGGGCGATAGAACTCACTTTGCTGATCTTTATTCGGTCCAGTGAGCTGCGTTTTGCTCGTTGGTCAGAGATCGATTTCGAAGCGTCTATATGGACTATCCCACCGGAGCGGGAGCCTATTCCTGGAGTGAAACATTCCCATAGAGGCTCAAAAATGCGTACAACGCATCTAGTGCCTCTTTCAACGCAAGCTCTTGCAATTTTAAAGCAGATAAAACAGTTTTATGGGGCCCATGACTTGATATTTATTGGTGATCACGATTCGCACAAACCCATGAGTGAGAATACGGTAAATAGTGCGTTACGGGTCATGGGGTATGATACAAAAGTAGAGGTTTGTGGTCATGGCTTTCGAACAATGGCCTGTAGTTCATTGGTCGAATCAGGTCTGTGGTCTCGTGATGCTGTTGAACGTCAGATGAGCCACATGGCGCGAAATTCAGTGAGGGCCGCGTATATCCATAAAGCAGAGCATCTGGAAGAACGGCGATTGATGCTACAGTGGTGGGCCGATTTTCTGGATGTAAACAGAGAAAGGTTTATCAGTCCATTTGAATATGCAAAGATTAATAATCCATTAAAACAGTAATCATCCCGGGCAAATGCCCGGGAATTATTCTAGGATTATTTTCTTTGTTAAAAAAGACAAACGGTATTAACTGATGTATTTACTATTTACCGCTCCCTGCAGGGGGGATTATTAGAATCCGCGGTTATTCATTATTTATATACATTCAATAAAAAAGTAACCTCATAAAAAATCCTGTACTCACAGGGTGATGCGGGATAACTGACGTAAGGAGTGCTGCAGGGATTTGATGGTCCCTTGTGCTGATATGAATACGGATATTTTATACAGAATACTTTTCAGTACAAGCGACTGTATTACAGTCTGCCATATATGATTACCTGTGATCAGGAAGAATAAGTGGCTGAGGTTTCAAACTGTCTGCCGGTATATTCCTCTCTCCCTTAAAAACCATAACAGGTTAGTTATCTTCGTCTGTCAGCGGATTGAATGGCGGTATATTTTCAGTACAAATACCGGTCATCCACTGAAAAATACCTGCGAAATGACGGGCACTGATTTTTCTACTGACGGGCTGATGAGACGTTATGTCACTGGCGGTAATAATCAGTGGCACACTGTAGCCTCCCTGCACATGACCATAATGATGAACAGGATTGGCACTGTCGCTGACCGACAGCCCAAGGCCAGAAAAGTAAAGCATGGCGAAATGACGTGAGTACCGGCGAAGGATACCATCAAGCTGGCCAAGAAAGTTATCCAGTTTACTGATGCTGGCGAGGTAACAGGCAATTTTTCGGGGATACTGCTCCAGGTAATTATTCGGCTAGGAGTTAAGGCTGTCACACGGATTTGGATGAGAACCCATCATGTGCAGGAAAATTATCTTCGGAGAGGATGTATCCGCCAGCGCACGTTCTGTTTCCTGTAACAACAGTTTGTCATCTGTTTTACGGGAAGCGAAGCTGCCTTTCTTGAGGAAAGTGGCATGCTCCGCATCAGAAGCAATAACAGAGATGCGTGTGTCATGCTCCCCCAGTTTTCCTTGATTGGATATCCACCATGTGCTGTATCCTGCTTTTGCTGCCAGCGCCACCACATTGTTGCCGGAATCAGGGTTCTGCTCATAGTCATAAATCAGTGTCCGGCTCAGGGAAGACACTGTACTGGAGGCTGTCGAGGTATAATCGTCAATAAATAAACCGGGTGCCGTATTCAGCCACGGTGTGGTTGGTACGGGATAGTCATACACTGACATATAATCCCTGCGCACACTCTCACCAGTGACAATAACAATCGTATCATATAACGGTGCTCCCGGCTGGATTTTCCAGTTGTCAGCCCCGTGCTACTCAGTTGTTCATAACGCTGCATTTCACGTAATGTGTCAGTTGTCCCCACAACTGTTCCTTTAACCATCCGCAATGGCCAACGGTTTACAGAGCATAATACGAATAGCCGTAGAGCCAGCCAGTTACGGTGGTCGCGATGGTGTGTCCGCCAGAAAATCACCACGAATACCAGAATCGCGGCACTGACCAGAAAATGATAAACAGGAAACACGGGGCGGTTCACTTTGCTTTCTCCTGTAGTGTTTTCTGTAGGTTCTGAACCGGTTCTAGCGGGGTTGTGAGGCTGATGGCAATCGCCGGGCTCTTCCTGCATGTTACACTGGTACTGCAAGAGGGTGTCACGAACGGTGCAATAGTGATCCACACCCAACGCCTGAAATCAGATCCAGGGGGTAATCTGCTCTCCTGATTCAGGAGAGCTTATGGTCACTTTTGAGACAGTTATGGAAATTAAAATCCTGCACAAGCAGGGAATGAGTAGCCGGGCGATTGCCAGAGAACTGGGGATCTCCCGCAATACCGTTAAACGTTATTTGCAGGCAAAATCTGAGCCGCCAAAATATACACCGCGACCTGCTGTTGCTTCACTCCTGGATGAATACCGGGATTATATTCGTCAACGCATCGCCGATGCTCATCCTTACAAAATCCCGGCAACGGTAATCGCTCGCGAGATCAGAGACCAGGGATATCGTGGCGGAATGACCATTCTCAGGGCGTTCATTCGTTCTCTCTCGGTTCCTCAGGAGCAGGAGCCTGCCGTTCGGTTCGAAACTGAACCCGGACGACAGATGCAGGTTGACTGGGGCACTATGCGTAATGGTCGCTCACCGCTTCACGTGTTCGTTGCTGTTCTCGGATACAGCCGAATGTTGTACATCGAATTCACTGACAATATGCGTTATGACACGCTGGAGACCTGCCATCGTAATGCGTTCCGCTTCTTTGGTGGTGTGCCGCGCGAAGTGTTGTATGACAATATGAAAACTGTGGTTCTGCAACGTGACGCATATCAGACCGGTCAGCACCGGTTCCATCCTTCGCTGTGGCAGTTCGGCAAGGAGATGGGCTTCTCTCCCCGACTGTGTCGCCCCTTCAGGGCACAGACTAAAGGTAAGGTGGAACGGATGGTGCAGTACACCCGTAACAGTTTTTACATCCCACTAATGACTCGCCTGCGCCCGATGGGGATCACTGTCGATGTTGAAACAGCCAACCGCCACGGTCTGCGCTGGCTGCACGATGTCGCTAACCAACGAAAGCATGAAACAATCCAGGCCCGTCCCTGCGATCGCTGGCTCGAAGAGCAGCAGTCCATGCTGGCACTGCCTCCGGAGAAAAAAGAGTATGACGTGCATCCTGGTGAAAATCTGGTGAACTTCGATAAACACCCCCTGCATCATCCACTCTCCATCTACGACTCATTCTGCAGAGGAGTGGCGTGATGATGGAACTGCAACATCAACGACTGATGGCGCTCGCCGGGCAGTTGCAACTGGAAAGCCTTATAAGCGCAGCGCCTGCGCTGTCACAACAGGCAGTAGACCAGGAATGGAGTTATATGGACTTCCTGGAGCATCTGCTTCATGAAGAAAAACTGGCACGTCATCAACGTAAACAGGCGATGTATACCCGAATGGCAGCCTTCCCGGCGGTGAAAACGTTCGAAGAGTATGACTTCACATTCGCCACCGGAGCACCGCAGAAGCAACTCCAGTCGTTACGCTCACTCAGCTTCATAGAACGTAATGAAAATATCGTATTACTGGGGCCATCAGGTGTGGGGAAAACCCATCTGGCAATAGCGATGGGCTATGAAGCAGTCCGTGCAGGTATCAAGGTTCGCTTCACAACAGCAGCAGATCTGTTACTTCAGTTATCTACGGCACAACGTCAGGGCCGTTATAAAACGACGCTTCAGCGTGGAGTAATGGCCCCCCGCCTGCTCATCATTGATGAAATAGGCTATCTGCCGTTCAGTCAGGAAGAAGCAAAACTGTTCTTCCAGGTCATCGCTAAACGTTACGAAAAGAGCGCAATGATCCTGACATCCAATCTGCCGTTCGGGCAGTGGGATCAAACGTTCGCCGGTGATGCAGCACTGACCTCAGCGATGCTGGACCGTATCTTACACCACTCACATGTCGTTCAAATCAAAGGAGAAAGCTATCGACTCAGACAGAAACGAAAGGCCGGGGTTATAGCTGAAGCTAATCCTGAGTAAAACGGTGGATCAATATTGGGCCGTTGGTGGAGATATAAGTGGATCACTTTTCATCCGTCGTTGACAACTGACGGTGATAACGCCAAATGTGCTGCGTATTACACGGCGGAAGACAACGCGCTGGCGCATGACTGGTCAGAACGCCTTGCGGAGCTTAAAGGTGCTGCCTTTGGTAATCCCCCATACAGCCGCGCCAGTCAGCATGAGGGGCAATACATCACCGGCATGCGTTACATCATGAAGCATGCCAGTGCCATGCGTGATAAAGGCGGGCGCTATGTTTTCCTGATCAAAGCTGCCACCAGCGAAGTGTGGTGGCCGGAAGATGCAGATCATATTGCTTTTATTCGCGGGCGTATTGGTTTTGAACTGCCTGCCTGGTTTATCCCGAAGGATGAGAAGCAGGTGCCGACAGGCGCTTTCTTCGCTGGTGCTATTGCTGTTTTCGACAAGACCTGGAAGGGACCGGCAATCAGCTACATCGGGCGCGATGAACTTGAGGCATGTGGTGAGGCCTTTCTGGCGCAGGTTCGCCAGCAGGCAGAAAAACTGGTCAGGGAGATGGTGGCATGACGACGTTAACTCAATGCCAGCAGCAGGTGCTGGATATGCTGATTTCTTATCAGAAAGAACGTGGCTTCCCGCCAACCAATCAGGAGGTGGCAACCATGCTGGGATACCGTTCAGTGAATGCAGCGGTGGAGCATCTTCGCGCACTGGAGAAAAAAGGCGTCATCACGATAAAGCGTGGCGTGGCCCGGGGCATCACGCTTCATACCGCGGTGAAGGACGACGACAGCGAGGCGGTCGGGATTATCCGCTCACTGCTTGCCGGTGAGGAAAACGCCAGGCTGCGTGCAACCCACTGGTTACATAAGAGGGGCCTGAAAGTATGAAGCTGATCCTGCCTTTCCCGCCCAGCGTGAACACGTACTGGCGACACCCCAACAAAGGGGCGTTTGCAGGTAAGAGCCTGATAAGCGCGGCGGGGCGAAAATTTCAGAGCGCGGCGTGCGCAGCAATAGTTGAACAGTTACGTCGTCTGCCGAAACCAACGTCGGCACCTGCTTCAGTGGAGATCGTGTTGTTTCCTCCGGATAACAGGATCCGCGATCTGGACAACTATAACAAGGCGCTGTTTGACGCCCTGACCCACGCGGGGGTGTGGGAAGACGACAGTCAGGTGAAAAGAATGCTGGTGGAGTGGGGACCGGTTATCCCGGAAGGGAAGGTCGAGATCACTATCAGTAAGTACGAGAAAACGGCGGGTGCAGCTGCCTGATTAAGAGGAGAAACGAAGTATGAATAATCTGATGGTCATTGATGGTATTGAAGTTCGTCGTGATGCTTATGGGCGTTACAGCCTGAACGATCTGCATCGCGCAGCAGTAGCATCTGGTGCAAATGCCAGAACCAAGGAGCCAGGAAAGTTTCTTTCCAGCCAACAAACTGTTGAGCTTGTTCATGAATTAACCAACACCCAGAATTTGGGTGTTGACCCGGTGAGTGTGATTCATGGGGGAAATGAACGGGGAACGTATGTCTGTAAGGAACTGGTGTATGCCTATGCAATGTGGATCAGCCCGTCATTCCATCTGAAGGTGATCCGTACTTTCGATATGGTAACCAGCGCGCCGGAAAAGTTATCCGGACAGGCTGCTGACAAGATGCAGGCTGGCGTGATCCTGCTGGACTTTATGCGCCGGGAGTTAAATCTGTCTAACTCTTCAGTGCTTGGTGCCTGTCAGAAACTCCAGGAGGCTGTTGGCTTACCGAATCTGGCACCGCGCTATGCCATTGATGCTCCTGCTGACGCGCCTGATGGCTCAAGCCGCCCGACACTGTCACTGAGTGCACTGCTGAAGCAGTATGGTATCCGCCTGACAGCTAATCAGGCATATCACCAGATGGCGAAGCTGGGGATCGTTGAACAACGTGAACGATACAGCCGTACCGCGATTAACAACATCAAAAAATTCTGGTCGCTGACGGCGAAAGGCTGCATGTTCGGCAAGAACATCACCAGTCCCGCAAATCCGCGCGAGACGCAGCCGCATTTCTTCGAATCCCGATTCCCTGAGCTGTTAAAGCTACTCGATACCGTTCATTGAGGTGACCGTGAGAGCACTACTGACCCCTGAAATTGCCCCGCGTATGGGGATCGTATTGTTCAGGCCAGGTTCAGAGCTGATGCCCCTGTTTATGCCTGTCTCTTATACACAAATCCCCACCCGGGGATTTGTGATGTCTGTCAGTCTGCTTTAGGGGGACTCTTTCCATCCGGTAGTTTCCTTCCTCCCCGGCAGCGATTTTTTGAACTTTTTCCTCACCCGTTGATCTTCTCTTATATTTCATTTTCTTCGGGTCTGTTATGGTACTTTCTGATTGTTATTCATGGGCTAACGAGCAGTTTGGACATGCCCGTCTCGGTGATCCGCGTCGTACACGACGCCTTGTGTCACTGGCCTCTTCTCTCGCTCAGCATGCAGGTCTTTCTATTGTGAAATCATCCCAGTCCACTGCTCAGGTTGAAGGTGCGTACCGCCTGATACGTAACCCGTCTGTGTCCCCGCAAGCCATTGCCGAAGCCGGATTTACCGCCACTGTAAGGGCATGTGAGGCTCATCCGCTGCTCCTCGCGCTGGAAGACACCACCACCATTAACTTCAGTCACAGTACGGCATCTGATGACCTGGGGAATACCACCACTAACCCGAAGACGCGCGGGCTGCTGGCTCACTCTGTCCTGATGTACGCCCCCGACAGCGCCCTGCCAGTCGGTCTTATCGAACAGCAGCGCTGGAGTCGTGCCACGGACACCTACGGTGTTAAGCACCAGCGAAAAGAACGTCCCTATGAAGAAAAAGAAAGTTACCGCTGGCAGCAGGCTTCGGAGCGCATGGCCGAACGGCTGGGGGAGATACAGAAACGGGTAATCACTGTCTGTGACCGGGAAGCGGATATCTGGCATTACCTGCATTATAAAGTCAGCCACGGGCAGCGCTTCGTGGTGCGTGCAGCACAGAATCGCCGGCTGGAAGAAGCACCCGGCAAGCTCTTCGAACTGCCGGAAGTCCTGGCAACCGCGGGAAGCCACACGCTGAATGTGATGCAAAAAGGCGGGCGGGCAGCCCGCCAGGCCCGGATGTTCATCAGTTACAGCGAAGTCAGCATAAAAAATCCCGACAACAGCGGCCAGGCGCTCCCGCTCACGTATGTCTGTTGCCGGGAGCAGGCAGAGGACGGCGCCTGCTGGCATCTGCTGACGTCAGAAAAAGTGGCGAGTGCCGCCGATGCGCGACGTATCGTCAGCCATTACGAGCGACGCTGGCTGATAGAGGAATACCACAAGGCGTGGAAAAGTGGTGGTACATGTGTGGAATCGCTGCGAATGCAGACCCGGGATAACCTCGAGCGCATGGTGGTTATCAAGGCGTTTATCGCGGTGCGGGTGCTGGGCCTGCGGCAGGGCGGTATCAGTGAAGAAACACAAAATGACAGCTGTGAGAAAATACTGACGCCGACAGAGTGGAAACTGCTGTGGGTTAAGCTGGAAGGAAAACCGCTTCCGTCACAGATGCCGACACTGAAATGGGCCTGTCTGAAACTGGCGAAACTGGGGCGATGGCATGACAGCAAACGCACCGGTCGCCCCGGTTGGGTAGTCATGTGGGATGGCTGGTTCAGACTTCAGGATATGGTTGAGGGTTACCTGGTGATGAAGTCTCTTGATCAGGAGATCTGATCAAGAGACAGGTTTATGCAGGGGCGTGTCCTGCTGGAGCCAGAGCCGGAACGTTATTCATCTTTCGCCAGTGGTGCCGTTCCGGCGGCATCACAACCGCTGGCGGATGATCCTGCCGTTCGGACCGTGTTCCGCAATGAGGCAGTGATCCGTCGTGCTGGTGGCGTGGAATGTCTTGAAAGCTGGTTACTTCGTGAAAAAGGTTGCCAGTGGCCTCATTCCGACTGGCACAGCGAGAACATGACCACAATGCGACACACGCCGGGCGCAATCCGTCTGTGCTGGCACTGCGATAACCAGCTGCGCGATCAGTTCACGGAACGGCTGGAATCAATGGCAACGGATAACTGTACCCGCTGGGTGTTGTCTGTTGTGCGTCGGGATCTCGGTTTTGATGACAGTCACGTTGTGACAATGCCGGAACTGTGCTGGTGGCTGATTCGTAATGACCTGGCGGATGCCTTACCGGAAAGTGCAGCCCGTAAGGCACTGAGATTACCGAAGCCTGTTGTGCCGTCTGTCACCCGGGAAAGTGACCTTGTGCCTTCGGTTCCTGCCACCAGCATCATCCAGGATAAAGCGAAAAAGGTGCTGGCGCTGAAAGTGGATCCGGAGTCGCCGGAGTCTTTTATGTTACGCCCAAAACGTCGCCGCTGGGTTAATGAAAAGTACACGCGCTGGGTTAAGACACAGCCGTGTGCATGTTGTGGAAAGCCCGCTGATGATCCCCACCACCTGATAGGCCACGGTCAGTGTGGAATGGGTACAAAAGCGCATGACCTTTTTGTGTTGCCTTTGTGCAGAAAGCATCACGACGAGCTGCATGCGGATACCGTGGCATTTGAAGAGAAGTATGGCTCTCAGCTGGAGCTGATATTTCGTTTTATCGATCGTGCGCTGGCAATTGGCGTACTGGCGTAAGTGGAGAACGAGCATGAACCTTGAAGCCTTACCGAAATATTACTCCCCGAAATCTCCAAAACTGAGCGATGACGCACCGGCGACAGGCTCTGGTGGTTTAACAATTACGGATGTGATGGCTGCGCAGGGGATGGTGCAGTCAAAAGCACCGCTTGGGTTTGCTTTATTCCTGGCAAAAGTTGGTGTTCAGGATCCTCAGTTTGCGATTGAAGGTCTGCTCAATTACGCGATGGCACTGGATAACCCGACATTGAATAAATTGAGTGAAGAAACCCGGCTACAGATCATTCCTTACCTTGTGAATTTTGCCTTTGCTGATTATTCCAGGTCTGCGGCAAGTAAGGCTCGCTGTGAGCATTGTGCTGGTACTGGATTTCATAATGTATTGCGCGAGGTGGTGAAACACTCCAGAAGCGGGGAATCTGTTATTAAGGAAGAGTGGGTGAAGGAACTATGTCAGCATTGTCATGGTAAGGGAGAAGTCAGCACAGCATGCAGAGGGTGCAAGGGTAAAGGTATTGTCCTGGATGAAAAAAGAACCCGGCTTCATGGCACGCCTGTTTATAAGGTTTGTGGGCGTTGCAATGGAAACCGGTTTAGCCGTTTACCAACCACACTGGCGCGGCTTCATGTCCAGAAGCTGGTACCAGACCTGACGGATTATCAGTGGTACAAAGGATATGCAGATGTCATTGATAAACTGGTTACAAAGTGCTGGCAGGAAGAAGCATATGCAGAGATACAATTGAGAAAGGTGACAAGATAAATGGTTTTCGCCGAAGATGACGACATGATGCTTGCATTTTTCAAAAAATATGGATAAGATTTTCCCAACGATGGGCTTTGTATGTCTACCGTTGATAAGATTTAAGAACCCGCCGATGCGCGGGTTTTTTTGTACCCAGAATCCTGTGAGCTATACGGAAAGTACACAGAAAGGAAGGTGCGACCACAATTAATAACAAAATCTTAAAAATTGCACATGGCACTATTAGTTTTCTAAATATTGTGTATTTTTTGTATTGCAGGATGACCCTGTAACGAAGTTTGCGTAACAGCATTTTGCTCTACGAGTTTGCCAGCCTCCCCCAGTGGCTGGCTTTTTTATGTCTGTAGCGTCAAAGCAGCAATGTCGCTGGGGCGTCGTGCAATTGGCGTTGAGCTGGAGACTGAACGTTTTGAGCAGACGGTCAGGGAAGTTCAGGATTTAGTCAGTCAGAACGGATGATATTGCAGAATTAGTTACGTACCGTTATTATCCTGCGCCCGGCCCTTTAGCTCAGTGGTGAGAGCGAGCGACTCATAATCGCCAGGTCGCTGGTTCAAATCCAGCAAGGGCCACCATCACATACCGCCATTAGCTCATCGGGATAGAGCGTCAGCCTTCGAAGCTGGCTGTGCGGGGTTCAAGTCCCCGATGGCGGTCCATTATCAGCATCATGCGTTGTTAGCTCAGTCGGACAGAGCAATTGCCTTCTAAGCAATCGGTCACTGGTTCGAATCCAGTACAACGCGCCATATTTATTTACTTGGCTCGCTTTTGCGGGCCTTTTTTTGTATCTGCGTTACACCATTAACTAATAAATCGAGTGCTTATCAGGAGGCTATGTGAAAAAACTGATGGTGACGATTGGTCCGTTCGAAACAGAAGTTAGTTTTCGTGTTGTTCAGGGGGAGAGTGTACTTGTTGAAGATGTATTTCATGGAAAATCAACAGGTCCTTATGTAAAAGAATATCTTATCGACGCCACGGATGAAAATATTGAGGTGGTGTACGATTCCGTCAATCACCCTGATTTGATCATTAAGGCAAAATTGAAGCCACTTTATTGATCTGACCGGGAGCAATCATAAAATATCTCTGGGTACCCACAAGGAGATAAATATGTTTGTTTCTGAAGTGTTAATGGAAGATAAGGACAACAAAGGATGGGTTAAAGGTTGGGCTGTGGTAAGAAGCTCGCCCTGGCATCTTGTTGGGGTTTTTGCGACAGAGGAAGACGCAGAAACGGAAGCAAGAAAGATGGGAGATAAGTACGAGGTTCACTATGGCTCGCATCGAACAGGAAGTGATGATTTTGTCTGGGGGAGTAACAGTCGTTTAACCCCAGAATAATCCCGTAACTGAGGTCGCTATTGGCGGCCTTTTTTGTATCCGCGCCACGCCCGGCGCATATCAACCACAGAGCCTTTCGGGGGTGAGCTTACGGAGTGGTCAGTGTGACTTTCTCTGTGGGCAGATCGCTCCCGGGCGTTGGCTCACCCACCCAAAGGAACGTCACGATGTTTGGTATTTTTGGTAAAAAAGCCCGCCGAGCGGCAGTGGAAATTAAAAAGTTTGAGAAACGTGATCTGGCACAGGCGGTTATTAATGCTGCCTATCTGGTGGCCTATGCAGATGGTGAATGTGAGGCTTCAGAGAAAGCGAAGATCGAGCAGATCTTGCGTAACCAGCCTGCGTTGTCCGCGTTTACGTCAGAAATTAATGCGATTAGCGCAACCATTATCGGTCAGCTGGATACGAACTTTAAAATTGGTCGTCGAGCGGCATTGCGTGAAATTGAAGATGTGAAACACGATACGCGTGAAGCGGAAGATGTGCTGGATGTGGCGGTGGCCATTGCGGAGGCAGACGGCGAAATTGAGCCGGAAGAGCGCAAGGTGCTGGAAGAGATTGCCGGTGTTCTGGGTCTTCGTCTGGAGAATCACCAGTGACGGTAAAACTGCGCCTGGCTGTGGCTGCACTCCTGCTGTTTCTGGTGGTGATGGTGGATTTCACCAGCAGAATCATGTCGGTGCTGGCGGATGGGGTGCTGGTCTGCGGCATTGTGGTATTGCTGTGGCCGGTGATAAAAAGAAACAGCCTGCATAATGCTTGATTTTTTTATTTGCTGTTTATTAAAAATACTACTGCATGGTGAATCCCCCTGTGCGGAGGGGCGATCAGCAACCAGGTATATGGGATAATCGCGGATTCAGGTGCTGATACTGAATTCACCGGGAGGCACCCGGCACCATGCTTTGCCGCAAAAGTGTTGTTTCTGTTTTTCTCAAACTATCATCGTTATCCCTTTATTTCCGGCTGCGCATGGCGTGGCCTTTTTTTTACGACCAGCCACTGGCAGATGGCCATCCTGTAATTTGATTCCGGTTCCGGCTTTTTAACTCTGTTCCTGTACACGGGAGAAATTCGATGTCGATTAAACATTATGATGTTGTCAGGGCGGCGTCGCCGTCAGACCTTGCGGAAAAGCTGACACACAAACTGAAAGAGGGCTGGCAGCCGTTTGGTAGTCCGGTGGCCATAACCCCTTATACCCTGATGCAGGCGATTACAGCAGAAGGTGATGTGGTGGTCAGTGGTGCAACTGAGCCGGATTGGTACTACGTCATCGTACTGGCCGGGCAGTCCAATGCCATGGCTTACGGTGAAGGGCTTCCGCTGCCGGATTCATACGATGCTCCGGATCCGCGCATTAAACAGCTGGCGCGCCGCAGTACAGTTACGCCGGGTGGGGCTGCATGCAGATATAACGATATTATTCCGGCCGACCACTGCCTGCATGATGTGCAGGATATGAGTACGCTGAATCATCCGAAGGCAGACCTGAGCAAAGGGCAGTACGGCTGTGTCGGCCAGGGCTTACATATTGCCAAAAAACTGCTCCCGTATATCCCGAATAACGCGGGGATCCTGCTGGTACCATGCTGTCGTGGTGGTTCGGCATTCACCCAGGGCGCGGAGGGGACATTCAGTGCGGACACGGGGGCCAGCCAGGATTCGGCACGCTGGGGTGTGGGTAAACCGTTATATCAGGACCTGATTGCGCGCACTAAAGCTGCATTACAGAAGAACCCGAAAAATGTGTTGCTGGCGGTGTGCTGGATGCAGGGAGAGTTTGACATGAGCGCCGCCACCCACGCACAGCAACCTGCGCTGTTTACAGCCATGCTGACACAGTTTCGTGCTGACCTCTCCGTGTTTAACGCGCAGTGCCATGGTGGCAGTGCTGCAGATGTGCCGTGGATTTGTGGTGACACGACGTATTACTGGAAAAATACATACGCTACCCAGTACGACACCGTGTACGGCGGGTATAAAAACAGGGAGAGTGAGGGCGTTTATTTTGTGCCCTTCATGACAGACGGTAACGGCGTCAATACCGCCACTAACGCA